GTATGTACGTCAGTATGTACGTCAGTATGTACGTCAGTATGTACGTCAGTATGTACGTCAGTATGTACGTCAGTATGTACGTCAGATAGTTGGCTCGTGAGAGGATGATCCTCCCCGCGAGTTACTTCAAATTCGTAGAACACCTTAATACAAAGTGGTAATCGCTGAAACTGGACATGCGTGCACTTCTCTGGGAACTTGAACCCAGATTTAGGAAATGCTTTGTACAGCTTGTAAGGAGCCGGTGGCGCGAAGCCTAGCTCCCTCAGTTCAGTGATTGAATAGATAGACATCAGTGTGCCCAGCATCACCACCCGCGTGATTTTTCGGCTAGGTTTGTCGCAATGGTGGACTTCAACAAACCCAAGGACGCAATCGCATCAATAAAATGTAGCGCAGTGACAATATCTGCGCCCGGGAACATAGCCATGAACGCTTGAATTGCTCGAGAATTTTGCTTCTCATATTCTTCGTCAACCAATTCTTCCTGGGTCACTCCTTCGGCGATGCGTTTGTTCAATACATCAATTTCAGCTTGAAATTTATCTTCATCATATATCATGGCAAAAGTTCCCGAGCCTTTAGCTCTTTCTGTTTAGAGATAACAAACTTCAGCCGGTCAGCTGCATAGCTTGCTGCGAATGCGTTTGGCTTGATCCTAGGGGTCGTGTTAGTTACTCCCTTGATATAACCAACAGCTTGGTTCACTACACAGCTTGAGCCGTGCATTTCGTCTGGGTTCAAGTCCAGGTGAATTTCCACCAAACGATCGTGTAGGATATCTTCCATGTCCAGGAAGAGTTGAGCGACCTTGTAGGTTTCGTTCATCAATCGAGTTGAAGGACGATCCTTCCGTGAGTCGAAGTCGCGTTCACGTTGGATTTCACCGAAGATCTTTCCGCCGTGGCAACCGTCAATGTGGACTACGATTACCAGGAAGTAATCCGCATACCACACTCCATCCAGCTTGACGCGTTCAGAGTCCGCACCCAAATAGATGATTGAGTTTTCGCCTGTGTTCTTTATGTATTCCCGGACTTCGTCCATGTCTAGTTTTGGTAGTGACATTTTAGTCTTTCAAAAGTGACCATTTCAAATTCTGTGCGGAGGGTGTGGGAGTCGAACCCACACACCCATTTCTGAGTGACGGTTTAGCAAACCGCTGCCTTTACCATACAGCCCACCCTCCGTGATTTATTTATACATGTACATATCCGAAATATCGTACACGAATCGACCCTTCATCTTTTCCAGCACTTCATCATTGACACCGTGAACGTTGCCAAAGTTTGACTGCATCAGGATGACGTTTGGATCTTCCCCGAGGATTTCATGTACCATATCGAAATATGGGCGCAGCTCCTTACGGGTCGTGAAGGTGTTTGATACCACCACGATATATCCCATTGTTAGGTGTTCAGCAGTCTTCAGCTGACACCATTCATGTGCACGACCCAGTCCCGCAGGATTCCAGTTGTACACACCATCAGTTCCGACGAAGTATTGATCCGCCTCAAAGTGAGCAAACTGCAATCCCGCCGTTTCCGCGGAAAGGCGAACCATTTCCGCTAGGCTAGACTTGCCTGATCCTGGTAGACCTCGAATCAAATACAACATCATAAACCTCTTTTCACAAATTCTGTAACGAGACTCTTCACAGCCCAATCTGGCAGCAAAGTGACTGTTTCCTTAGTCATGAAGACTTTCAATTCCTTCATAGCCTTGCCGAGTTCGACCCCATCCAACCCGGTCCATTCACGGACCAAGTTTCCGTTGAACTTCTCAGCAGCAGCCTCAAGCAAACGCTTTTCTTCCATTAGACGGTCATACTCTACTTTAGCATGAGGAAACGCCTCAAAGATAGCTTCCAGGTATGAACTCTTCTCAGAGAATTCGTAATACAACCGGAATGGGTTTTCAGACTTGTAGACTTCACACCATTCCAGGAACTTCGTGTAGCTTGCACGCTTACGGTCACGCGTACGAGCCGTATGGTTTCGATTTTCCAACAGGAAGATATCTGGGTTGAAAAACGTGGAACAAGCAACGTTCAGGAACATGTCTTCCAGCGTACAAAACTCGCGCCCAAATTTGACGGCTAGGAATTCCTCGGCTTCACGAGGATCCAACGTCAGCAACACATTTCCCAGGATATGGTCAGCAGACCGAACTGGAAGCCAGAGCCCGTCATGTCCATGCTTCAACCCGAACTTGTGAGCGTAGCGACCAACTAGGTTGCCCCGGTCGTTCCAGGAAAAATAGTTCCTGGCATATTCGATTTCATCAAATGTCGTCTTGATCAGATCGACCTGAAATCCATTGTAGACCAATGACCAGACTCCGCCGTTGCAAGAGATATTCTCACCGCAGTTGAAGATGGACTGAAGTTTTTCACGAGAGAAGTTTTCACTCGGGACGATCAACAGATCTAGGTCACCGAAAGATTCTTTCTCCAGATAGGCTGGGATGGTCTCAACACACCATACAGCACCGTCATTCATCAATTTAGCGATGACGGTATTTTCGAGCTCATAGAACTCGTTAGCCGATAGACGTTTCGTCAGACCCGGAAAAGCATTTCCACCCATTTTACATCTCAGATTAAATTCACTTAAGTTATTATAACCCGAGATGCGATAAAAGTAAACTACTTTAATTCGAAATCATGTAACCCATCTTGATATATCGCCTTCTCCTGTACGGTAAGCTCACCCCAAACTTTCCTGGGATTACCACACATCACGCAATTGGAACTTCCACATGTCCAAATCGAAGTCTTGTCGAACCGATGCTTTCGAGCTTCCTCACTCTTGTAATTCGGATCAGATGAATCCATCTGTCGGAGTTTCGTATTCTTGTCTAGGGACCAACGGTTTTCTACCTTGGTTTGCTTTTGGTGAATACGCTTAGAGTGCTTGAATTTATCTTCTTCGGTTGACATGTGTCTCCTTTTTGTTGAAGTTAAACGATCGATTCCAAAAACCACTTAGGAAATATATCACGGTTCCGCTGGAGCAGGCGCGTAAAGTTTTCGTCTATAATGTATGTAGATGCATAATCATCTACACCTCGTACTGAGCGACCCGCTGCCTGAACAGTCCGGAGAATAGCTTTCCTCGCGTACCATTCAGGGTGACGGTTCATGTTCAACGAAACCCACTTGTCACCAATGTAATGGAACGGTACCTTAGGAATGATCTGGAACCGGCTCATATCGCCCTTGAAGTCATAGCCCTGCTCAATCGATGGTGAAACCACGATACCTGCATTTGGTTTAGACAGAAAGTCGATAATCTCCCTACGGTCGCGACTGATCAACATACGCTTCTTGTTCTTGGACAGCGCCTTGATTTCCTCAGCCAAAGCAAATGATACAGAGTGTATGATTCCATTCTGACCTTCATGGCGAGCGATGATCTTATCAATCAACATAGCCAACCGGTCACGGTCGAAGTTTCCACTGACCTTGATCGCATCCATCGCAAAGACCTTTCGGTTCGCCACTGGAATCGGATTGGCGACTTCGATGTATACAGAGTCTTTCGCTGCTATACCAAGAGTCTTGATGTATGAGCTGTATCCGCATACCGTGGCTGACATATGAATGAACTGATCTGCCTTACGGAATAGACCATGTTCAGCCACCTGACTTGCATACACTGGCTTCAGTTCCAGTTCCATAGCGAAAGCAAACTTCATTAGGATCCACTCACCACCGAGCTTCGAGAACCCAGATAGCTTGTCGGTGATCTGTTGCAATTCTTCAACCGTCCCAGCAACCGAATCATTTCGTTTGCCTTCAGTTTTCATTTTCTCTTCAAGAACCTGAATATAACCCTCAAGATACGAAGATAGAGAGCCAGCAAGGTCACGCTGATCAGGAGAAGCGGTAAGAGCATCACCATCTTTATTGTCAACGAATTCGTTGACGAAGCTTGCAAGTCTTCCTTTGATGTCGTCGCTGGCATGAGTCATTTCCGAAAGGTTCAAGGTAAGGGAAGAGTGGTTGACCAAGTGTTCGTCAATAGAGTGACACTCATCGATGATAATCATGTCAGCTCGGTTTTCCGGTCGCATGATGATAGATGGGCAAGCCTCGATCTGAAACGACGTGTTCGTCAGGCGCAGTGGAGATTCAAGACACCACTTGACACGCGTCTTGTAGTATGGGCAGATAACAGCTTTCCTACAGCCACCTGTATGAACCATCTTACGGCACCCGGCTGAGTTGTATGGTCCGACGCCAAGAGGACATTCGTAATTCGTTTTGCCCTTCAAGCTGTAGATTTCTTTATCTTCCTGCTCGTATTGATCCTGCAGACCCTTGGTTGCAGTGATGATGGTTGTGCGCCATGAAGCTTTCGCTTCCTTGATAACACGGTGAACCGTAGTCGCGATAGCGGATTTACCAATGCCTGTAGGAGCTTCTAGGACGATATGCTTCTTCCCAGAAAGTAGAGCTTCAGCAATCTGCACGATAGCCTCGCGCTGACCTGGGTTGAAAGTCTTATGTGGGAAGTGCTTATCGACAGCAGCGCCGAGTTCAATTTTGTTCATCTTCTAGCGCCCTGATGTATAGATCTTTGTCTTCGATTCGCTTTTCCAGATACTTGATCGTAGCACCGTAATCGTCGATTAGAGCCGCGAGAACTTCCAAGAAATGTTCATTATCCTTGGTTGTATTTTGCATCACTCGGAGCTCTGTCCGAGTGAACGAGTTTTCATTCATAGCCATACGTATCACCCAATTTGACCACGGAGAAGGCTGGCCAGGCAGGTTCCTCAGCTGGGCGCGAGCTTTCTACCTGATCCACCATGATAGCCAACACCTTCAAGAATTCTTCATTGTTTTCCATATTAGATTGGAGGAAACGCAGTTCGTTGACAATCTCGTCAACTGCAGATAAGGTCTTAGGAGTATTCATTTTTGTAGAAGTAGTATCGTGAAAGGTATGATACCGTACAAAGCTGATAAGGGAAAATAAAGTTTCCGAAATCGTCCATGAATGGCTCAAGGATGATCGTGCTTGGGGTCGTCATAGAATTTCATACCATTTAAGTGCACCACCAGTTTCTGAATATCCCCAGCATAGAAACCGGATGAGTTGATCGTATTGATTTCAACGATTTTAATGCCCTCATACGTCTCACATACATCAATAACAAATGCTCTATGTGGTTGCCACATACTGATGACAGAGTCTACAAAATGATAGAACCGTGCATCAACGTCACTGGAATACAGAACTCGATCACCCCGTTTGTACATCGACGAGGTCATAATCTGTCCGTCTATAATCCAGAAACGATATTCTGAATAGATGAACTTCGGCACGCTCAGTTGAATTTTAGTTGAAGCTGTAAGTGAATTGCCATAATCTTCTTTCAGATCGACGACATTATGCTGCCAATCGTGGAATTCTTCTGGCGAGAACACCTTCCCAGCGAAGTATTTGCTGTCGTCAATGGGTCGGATAAACATGTCCTCTGTTATTTTCGCATTCTGGAATTCACACACATATGAATCGGCATTCAACATCAGATCACCCCAGTGCATATTCTGCACTAGAAAATTCTGATCAAATATGTCGAACACAACAGGATTCCAGCCGAATTCTTTGGCGGTGTGGCGCATAGAATATGAACCGAAGCAGATTACATTCTTTT